GTTAATGGTTTATCGTAAGATTAATTTTCGGGATGTAACCAAAGAAGATATTGATGACGATGAAATTTGGCATCGATATCAAAAGTCCATTTTACAATCAGCTGATGAGGCTCAACCAGCTTCTGCTGTAGAGTTTCAAAAAATGATTAAGATGGCAACACAAAAAGCTATTATGTATCTGACAGATGAAAAAATGGAATGGTTCAATATTCAAGTTGAAAATTGGACTGTTTTATTAACATTTGCCCCTTTATGTAATAATGTAGCCGATTATCTTAATTTAACTAAGATGGCATATAGATTATTTACTGGAAAAAGTTTGTCAGTCTTAATGTCTCGTAAACTTAAAGCCTATTTTGCAAATGAAGTACAATCCACAGAGGTGGGAGATATCCTAAAAGTTTGTCGTAGTGCTTTTGATTTTACATCAACTATACATGAGAGTGAAATGTCTAAACGTTTAGTAGGACTATACTCTTATTTGTTAACTCAAGGTTATCTTGAGAAAATTGGATTTACCTTAAATGATGAGGATTATTCCAAGATGGAACAGCGGGCTTTACTTTCCGCATATTCATCAAAGAAATCTTTCATTATTACAGTACTAGAAACAACTTTATTTATTTGTGAACGAATTTATGAATTCCAACAGACTGGTGAAATAACATCTTTTCTGCACTCGAGTTCTGAATATACTAAGTGGATTAAAGAAGCAGATCGTATTTTGAATTTAGCCCCATTCGTGGGTAATCTGCAAGCACATAACACATCATATTTTTCTTTTATTGGTGATCTTCGAGATACGATTGAGAAGGGTGATGCTTACGCTAAGTACGTTAAAAACACCTCTGGAATAGATTCTACATTGATCGCCAGAAAATTGAATAGTTTACGATTATTAGCTAATACTGAAATTACACGACGAGCAGCTCAACAAGAGCGAGTTTCGCCTTTTGGTGTTTTGATTCATGGATCATCTAGTGTTGGGAAATCATCTTTTACGAAGATGTTGTTTCGATACTATGGTGCTCTTATGGATTTAGATACGGATGATTGTTATAGATATGTTCGAAATCCTATGGATGAATATTGGAGTAATTTCGATTCAAGTAAGTGGTGTATCCAATTAGATGACATCGCTTTCAAAAACCCATCCAAATGTGCAGATATTGATAGTACACTACAAGATTTATTAAACGTAGTTAATAATGTGCCATATGTACCTCCTCAAGCTGCGCTAGAGGATAAAGGGCGAACGCCTGTTTTAGCCGAATTAGTTTTAGCAACTTCAAATTGTGCACATCTTAATGCTTTAGAGTATTTTTGGTGTCCATTGGCAGTAAGACGGCGTCTACCCTATGTGATTAATATTAAACCAAAACCTGAATATTTGCATGAAAATGGTATCTTTTTGGATCCATCAAAGATTAGTGAATCTGATGGAAATTTTCCAGATTTATGGATTATTGAAGTTAGTGCAATTGTGCCTTTTATTTCAGGTGGACGTGAGCGTGCTAAATTGGATGTGATTGAAACTTTTACTGATGTGAAGTTATTTCTACAACATTATGGTCGTGCTTGTATGAACCACAAAACTAATCAAGCTCGTGCTATGATAGCCGACGACAATTTATCAACTATAAGTGTATGTAAAGTGTGTTACACGCCAAATTGTACTTCATGTGTTTCCGTTCAATATGGAACTAATGATTTATATAATTGGTGTGGTAATATTCTATACAATTGTTTTGAGTGGTATGTATCTTTACATTTTAATATGTATATTTTATCTATCGCTATTAAATATAAATGCATGCGAACTTTTGTGATGTTGATCGTTAATCAGCTTAGAAATCAAACCCTAGCAATGAATATTATGGGTAGATTTAGTGAAGGAATTCAAAGTAAGACATTCAAATATATGATTTTAGGATTAACCTTGATGATTGGTGGAATTAGTATCTATCATGTTGTTAATAAATATCCAAGAACCGAGAAGAAAAAAGATGAAGATATGTTCAATGTTCAAGGAAATAAGTTCGGAACAGTTGAAGATCAACTTACTAAAGAAGAAACATCAAATGTGTGGTATAATCCCACTGTTGAAATAACTACATTTGATACTCCCGTAGCTAGTGCGAGTTTAGCTAATGCTACTCCTGAAATGCTGCGAAATGTATTTGCACGTAATTGTGTATTGCTTCGCATTCAAATTGAGGGCCAATCCTCGGTCAGAGTGATGCGAGGAGTGTTTTATAAGGGACACTGGTTAGTAACTAATGGACACGCTTTCAAGAAGGAAGGTGAGACATATAATGTTAAAATAATTATCAACAACGATTCAGAAGGAATCAATGCAAACATTACCATGCAAATTAAACGAAAAGATATTCAATTTTCTGATACTACAGATCTTTGTGCATTGGAAGTGAGTAGTTTGCCACCCTTTAAAGACATCAGTAAATACTGGTGCGATTCAAATATTAAACCAACAAGTTGTGTAGAATTAATTCGATACACTAATGGTGAAGTACAATTTAATTCAATTTTTGCTCTATCACATACCAATATGGAGGTGGAAGAGTTAGGTGGAAATTATAATGTCTTTTTTGGTCATAGCACATTGGAAACCGAACAAGGTTTGTGTGGTTCTCTTAATATTAGTAATACCCCTAGAGGTCCTATTATTATTGGATTACATTTCTTAGGTAAAGATCATCATGCTGGCATATTAGACGTTAAAAAATCTGAAATTGAAAAATTAATTAAAAATCAACGTCCAGTTATTCAAGCTGGTACAGCACCCAG